GCGGCTCTTAGCCGTCCACTCAACGCGGGCGGAGCGCGTCGCCGAATCGTAAACCGTCGCCACCCGGAGAACGCTCTCCGTCCCCGGGACGGACGCGATCACCCGGCGCACTTCCGCGCGCAGTAGCGCAAGCGCAGTCCCCGCGGGCTTCTCGAGGATCACGTCGAGGAACCGGATCCCGATCCGTTGGTCGTACCACCAAGTTCCGCGGAAAATCTGCAGAGCGGCCCGCACGCGATCAGCGTATTCCTCGACGCCCGTGCGGAGAATGAAGGAGCGCCCGTCGTCGGACAGGGCGAGGTCGCCCACGATAGGAAAGCCGCTCACGCTGACACCTTTAGCACGGTAGAGCCGACCGCGCTAGGAGCGGTCGGGGGGACGACTGGCGATGTCGTGAGCCCGCCACCGGTCGGCGCCGTGTGCGCGTGCGATCCGAGCCACGTCGTTAACGTCGCCATTAGCGAAGTGAATTCGGACGCGGTCAGTACGGGCAACGCGCCGATCCCCGCGGGGCCGATCTGAACGGCGGCCGATCCGATCTGAACGATCACACCTGCATCCGATCCGATCGCCGCGCCGGTCAAGTTGCCGGCGTTGATCAAGGGGGACACATCGGGCGCCGCGCCTGGTAGCGCGTATGCAAAGAGCCCATGACGTCGAAGGAGCGCGGGCGCCATCGCGCTACCACTCAGACGCCACGGGCTGAAATCTTGCTCGCAAAACACGAGGAGCACCCAATCCCCCGCGGCCAGGGGTAGGTGCATGAAATAGCCCCCGCCGCGGGGCCATAGGACGGGGACATCTTCGAGAGGCGGCATCCCCGCGATCACGGGCTCCACCGCGCATTGCTGCAGCGGCGCGGTGTAGCTCGTAACCTTGGCAGGGATCGCCGTATGCACGCCGTCCAGGCTGCGCGCGATCGCGCCCCGGATTGCTTCGGCCCAGTCGCCCTGCTCGGTCACAATGCCCGCCCTTCCCATTCCGTAAACCACTCGGTTCCGTGCGTGTCGCCCACGTGCCGGAGCTTGGTGCATATGTAGGCGCCGGACGCCGCCGCGGACTGCAGCGCGAAGCCGATCCCTGGGGTAAGCGCGGGGAGCAGTAGGCAGGAACCCGCTGCCATTTTCCAGGTTGTCGTTTCCTTGATCTTCGTCGTGACGTTCTCGCGCTCGATCTTCCGCGTGCTCGTCGTGACGTTTCCGACGAGCCCCGTGATGGGGGCAATGAACGGACCCACGCTAGCCGGGGCGTCGGCGAGCCGGACCTGAAAAGCGCCGTCCTGGATTGACCAGGCGAGCCCTACGCTGCGCATGAAATACGTGAGCTCGTCCAGGATCGGGCCGTCGACGGTGAAGGCGTGCGAGAGCATCATACCCGTGGACAACGCCGCCGCCGCGCCAACGGCGGAAGCGTTACCTTCGGCGACCTTCATTTCGGCGATGAAGTCTTTGAGTATCTGTAGGCAGGGCGTCGCCTTAGCCCACGTCTTATGGATCGACTTCCCTGCGATGGGCTCCCCCTCGGTATCAAGCTCCCCATCCCCGCCCGTGATCGTCGTGATCCAATCGGTGCCCTCCTTGACGCTTTGCGCTTCGCGAAGCATCCCGGCGAAGAGCTGCCCATTCGCGCCCTGGTAGCCCGCGGCGAGCGAGCACGGGACGCCCTGCATGTCGGCAAGCTCGGCACGGTGGGCCGCGGTCAGATTCCAGATCCGGATCGTTGCCACGTTAGGCCAGGGCTTTTCGTCCCGCTCGATTTCGAACGCGCAGCGGAGCGAATCGGTTTCAATCGACACGCCCCCAAGCCCCGTCGGCCCGGGCTCGCCGACGCTCAAATGGATCGATCGAAGCCACTGCTCAGCCATCGAAGGATTCCCGATAGTAGAGTTGCACGCGCGAGCCCAGCCCGTCGATCGCAGGGCGGACCGTGCTCCCGTCGGTGGGCCCCGCGAAGAGCAACCCCGGGGGCTTCCCCGCGACGACCGACCCGCGCAGGAGATCCACGCCGCACGTGATCGCGATCCCTTCTATGATCGCCGTCCCGTCGCGTGCGTAAATCGAGAGCATCCAGGTTTCCGTGCGGGTGTTCCAAGAAAACTTGAATTCGTAGACTCTGCCCTCGAGTCCGATCGTCTCGGTATACTCGCGGATCGTGCCGCTGCTATTGGTAGGGATGACGATCATGGTTTCAGATCCCAAGGGCGTCCAGTCCGCTCGCTAACATTGACTTTTGAACAACAGCCTTCTCAAGTTTCTCGACCGCGCTAGGACCGCCGGGCACGAGGGGAACCAAGTTGACGGCCGCGGGTAGAGGCGCCCCCACCCCGGCAGCCCCGAGCGTCGCCCCCGCCGTCGCCGCGGTAACGACCGCCTGGGCTTCGATGGTGAAGCGCACGACCCCGCCCGGCACGCCGCGGGAATACTGGACGGACGTGATCACGTAATCGGAGAGCTGCAGCCCTTGGTAATTGAACGTACAGAGGGACGACTTTTGCCACACCTCGATCAATTTGTCGTGTAGCGCATGGATCCGATCCTTGTCCTCTTTCGCCGTCAGAGTCCAAACCTCGGAGGGGCCGCCGCCGATCCCAAGCGCGGCGCCGATCGCGGCGACGGCCGCGCCCGCTAGCATGGTGATCGCGAGGAGCCCGGTCGGCTTGAATTGCGATTGCCTCACGTCGATCGGGAGTTGCTTCCACTCCGTCTCGGACTCGCCCAGGGGCGTCGCCGATTGCGCGAATTCGAACGTCACCCGGCGCGGTCGATGGATCACGTGGTCCGAGATTTCGGAACCGTCTTCGATCGGATGATTCGTGACCTCGCTTTCGGCGCTCGCCGTGATCTGCTTGACGATGTCCGCCGTCAAGGCGCCGCCCCCGATCCCGGGGATGTCCCCCTCCCAGGTAAGCCAATCAGTCACGGCCGGCCCCCACAAGCGCGGCGCGCACGCCGCGCGGGTTCGAGCGTTGCGTAGCGACCACGGCGCCGGCGACGGCGCGCCCGGTC